TATCGGGCAGGCGGTAAGTGCCAACACGGCGGTTAAGAATCAGCTGGTAAGCAGCAGCTTGCACAGACGGCGCGGCTGAGTTCATTTCATCCAGGAACAGGATGATGGACTCGTGTTTTGCAGCCATTTCTGCGTCAGGCAGTTCGACAGGCGGAGCCCAAACCATGCGCTCATTGTTGCTGTCAAAGTACGGAATACCTTTAATGTCAGTAGGTTCCCAAAGGCTTAAACGAACGTCAATAACACGGCGACCTTGTTCTTCGCCAATTTGCTTGATAATATCGCTCTTGCCAATACCAGGGGGGCCCCACATAAACACTGGACGGTTCTTTTTCATGCACTTACGAATTGCAGTTTTTGCTTCGTTAGGGCTAACAGTACGAGATGAAGAAATTTTATCTGCCATTTTTGCTTTCCTATTAAACACTGTTGTTGTGTGTTAATATTATATAAAATTTCTTAATTATTGTCAAGTAAGAGCTAAATTTCGATATTTAGAATGGATAAATTTTTTGAGATCACCGTTGAACAAAATTAGTTGTATCGCTGTTGTTTCGTCAAATACATGAATCTCTCGGTGAGTGACATAAAACGGAGCATTTATAAAATTATCTAATCCCAAAATAATTTTATTACTGTCAATTTCTAACACATTTTCAAATTTAATTTTATAATTTTTTATTCCTGCTTTAATAAGCGCCTCAAAACCTTGTGCGGTTAGCGACATTCCACCAAATTCTTTTTCTCTAGGATTTTTCCACCATATTAGCTTTTGTTTACGGAATCTTTTTTCGTCAAAAGGAATTTCGAGATTATTCATTACATATTTTGTAATATCACTCTTCCGGGTTTTCAAGTATCTGCTCTCCTGAGATTAGTTTGTGAACAGTAAATTCAGTTGTATTATATATCTTATTTAATTTTTCGGCAAGATTAAATGCATGACCAGAATTTGAAAAACTTACTTTTTTATATTTAGGGCTAATTTGTCCTAATGATAAATTTGTTGTTTTTAAATTTATTGGTTTTCCTTTATAAAATACAGCCCATATAGCGTCTGCTTCTAATACTTGATCGGTTTTATAAGTTTTTTTGTTCGTAATTTCTAATAAAACTTTTGGTTTAGGACGGCTCATACATATCTCCGAAATATGTATATATTTATTAGAAATTGCCCCCGTTCATTTTTACAGTTATTGTTGCATTTTGGTCAAATAGTTTTTCGTCTAGTTGGCTGCTTAATCTAGTCATTACTACACTTAAGCTATTTTGCAAATCTGTAACTTCTTTAATAGATAATGTAATACTTTTTTGATTACTTTTAATCGCTACTCTAGCTTTTTCTAAAAAATCTTCGATAGGTAAAGTGTTTAATCTTTTCATAATTTATTCATAATATAAACTAGATTTTTGATTTCGGCTTCTGTTTTAAAAGGACCTTTAAATTGGCAACGTTCGATGGTTATTAATTTAGGGCAAAAGCTTTTAACCCAACGTTGTTTAAATTTTATGATATAATATCCTGCACAGTATTGGCTTTTGCTTTTTGAACTTTTATAAAAAAGCGGTAACTTCTTTTTAATGTTAAAAACAGGACTGTAAGGTTTAGAACTACAAGGAAAGTCGTAGATAAAATCATCATTCATTGATTTTTTTTGATTTTCCTCAGAAAAGTTATCTGGTATTTTTATGCCCAATTGACTTTCTATTTCGGACATGTTATGAAATTTAATTTTATTTCCTTTTTTTAAAAAAGAAAATCCTTTTTTTTCTTTAATTACAGATCCAAGTTTTTCTGAGTTATTTTTTAGTATCCATTCTTTTTTGGGAATTAATATTTTTGCGTGTGTAATCATCATTCACAATACCTTGCATTTAATGGTTCTGCGTAACTTTGCACTTGTTCACTGATCTTTTGTAAATCAAATTCTGTGCAAAATTTCAATAAGCGTGTGCCTACTTGAGAAATTTTCTTTTCTCGATGTTTAGGATCTTGTATAGTATCTTCAATTAATTTTTTAATTTCTAATGGCTGAGCAGTTAGATCACATAACATAACATTTCGATTATAATCTTCGAGAACACGGTGCTCAATACCGTCGTGATCGACCCATCGTTGAAGCATCATGTTATTCCAAGAATAACCTTTAATTTTTCTATCTGCATATGCTTCTCTAAGTCCGATTTTATTTTTAGAACCTTTTTCTCGAACACCGGGATAAGCACTAAAGATGTTATCACTAGTGTCGCCGCGCATACATTTTTCAAAAAGTAACCATTCAGGGTCCGGAGGAGGTTTTACTTCTTTAGTTTTATTGTCAACAACTCTCTTACCTTTTTCGTCAAAATATCCATCATAAGAAATAGTAACTCCACTTACTCCATTATATTGTTTAACATTTTTTGAAATAAGTTGTGCAAAATCTCCGTCAGTGCTGATAATAACATGATTATCATGCGGATGTTGTTGGATCCAACCTGCGATAAGATCGTCTGCTTCGAGCTGAGGGTGGTGTAATACAGTGGTATTAGTTTTATTAACAACAAAGTCTTTGAATTGATCAAATGTTTCCCAAAACACTCTGTCTTCTTCTGCCTCACGTGGACTTTGTGCAGCTCGTGCTTCTGCTCGTTGTCTTTTATAAGGTTCGTAATAATCCTTACGCCACGATCTTCCTTCGAGGCAGAATACAACATGGTCACCTTTAAAATCTCTCCAAGCTTTTCTAATACTGCTCAAAATAGTATGAAGGCTCATACCTACTTTATCTTCAAGACTTCCTCTAACAGTATGTCTTGCACGGAAAAAGGTGTTAGCAGTATCAACAAGAATGTAATTTTTATTCATTAACTAATTTCAGTTAGACCATCATCACGAAGGGCTCGGTTAATATAACCACTACCTCTTCTATCCATATTAACACCGGCTTCATTTCCAACATTTTTACATAATTCACTGAACCATGCATCGACTACTTCTTCGTCAGTTGAACCTTGATAACCAGCATCACGTAATTGTAGTATAAAATACTCATTCCAGTCAAGTTCAAAAAAACCATTTTTAATATTTTCTTTATTAACATGAGTGGTTAATACTGCTACCCACGGCTCTTTTTTTTCAGTAGCTAATTCTTTTGGACTTAATTTAGCAATACGTTCGGCTTCTTTTGCACGTTCAGCAGCAGCAGATGCTTCCGCTGCTGCTTTTAAACTTTCTTCAGTTTTAGCTTTTATTTTATCAATACCAAATAATTTTTCTAAAAATGTTTTCATATATTTTTCCTAAAGAAAGAATCTCGTATGTAAGCAAAAAAGTTAACAATGCTTATCGTTTCTTTTTCTTTGCTATAAAAATATTTCAAATAATCTACATACTCGTAATAGCTGTTATCGTTTGTATTATCAATATTTTTAATAACATCATCTAATTTCTCCATAAAATCAATATGATCCATAAAATTTACTTCTGTAAATACAGGTTCTTTAAAATATTCTTTGCCGCCTTCACCGTGAAATCCGATAACCTTACATCCACAAAACGCAGCTTCGAGCGCCGGCAATCCAAATCCGTCAGGTCCGCCGAAATTTAAAAATAATTTTGATTTTCTTAAAATAGCAGCAGTTTCATCTTTAGGTAAATGTTCGACCATAATAATTTGCCAATCGGGATATTTTCCACGAAAATAATGATTAAAAAATCGAACTATATTTCCGTTTTTATATACTAGACAACATGCTAATTTTTCTTTTGTTTCAGGATAATACATTGATTTATCTATACCTATTCTATGTATGAATATATTTTTATAATCAATGTTAAATAATTTTGTAACTCCTTTAGCAGTGTGCAATGAATTTACTAAAATAGCCACTGCTTTTTCATAAGTTTCTTTATGTCCTGAATATGAAGTCCCTGACATTAGACTAGCACTTAATCCTTGATTGAAGACTATATATTTTATGCCATTTGGAATTAGGTAATCATATGCGACCCAAATAAATTCTTCTGCAACTACTACAACATCATTGTTTGGATCTAACTCGTCGAATCCTAAAATTTGAAAATCTTTTTCTAGATCAAAATGTATCGATCTTTGTTCGTCGTAAGAATAATAATATATACAAACATGAAAGTCTGCTTTTTTTAAAATATGCATAGCCGACAATATCACATTTAATCCTCCTGAAAAAGGATTAAAATGATTCATTAAATTAAACACAATTCTCATAATTAAGTCCCCCAAGCATTTTTAAATAATGGAACTTGTAAGCGATCACTATATCTTAGACCGTGTTTCATAGCTAAATTTGCAACGGCACGATTATTCATACTATATACTTTTTCAACTCCCCCAACAGGCATTAAGTATACTGGGCCCTTGAACCCTGCTTTTCTATAAATTTCGACTACTTCTAATGCTTCGGTAGCATCTTCTTCTGTGGCAATAACAAGTTTAAGATATGTAAATCCAATTTTCTCGTAGTCGCATACAACATCTGGGCAAATGGCTTCTTCTCTTTTTTCTCCGCTAACACTTAGTTTAGCACTTACACTAAATGTAAGTGCACCCCATCCTCTAGTTTCAATTCCCCAATGATAAAGATATTCTTTAAATTCTTTAGACAACGATTGTGTTCCGTTCGTTTCAAAAGTTATTTCTTTTAGAGGTTGCATTTTAGGATGATCTAAAAGTGCAGGGTAAGCTCTTTGCCATCCTAGCAACGGTTCACCGCCTGTGATAACTAGATGTTCGTCCTTCCATTCTTTGTGTGGTAAGATACTGACGATGTTTTCCGCAAGGCCATTCGTTTCAAC